CAATAAGGTAATATCCCGGCAGGAGCGGCCAAGCCGCAGCCCGCTGTTGCTCTGGAATGCTCCATATAGCCGACGCAGCCGAGGTGGTCGGCAGAGCTATTTTGGGGCCAATTAAGGAGCCATTATCTTTCATTCCGTGACCTCAACCCACGCCGTCGAGTCCTCATCCCACTCGTATCTTTTGCCATCGTCTGGGCATGGCGTTGGCGCTGCCCACTGGCAAGTCGCCTCATCCAGCACCCAGCTAGGGTATGGTTTTGGTGCGATAAACGCATCGCGAACTGAGTCGTAGGTGTGGCCGATTCCGGCGTAATTGAATCTGAGGGCGACACCGCCATCCGGCTCGCCGTCCTGGCCGTAATGGACGCCGCCTCGGGTGTTGTAAGAAGTTTGCACCCAGGTTCCTGGCTGGCTATCAACAAATTCCTGTTCAGCCACAATTACCGTGGTTACGACGCCGTCCGTTATCTGTGCAAAATGAGTCATATAATATCTTTCCTGCTATCAATCATTAACTTGTCGCGAATGTGCCACTCGACGTAAACGTGTGGATTTGATATCCGCCGCCAGATGTAATGGTCCCACCGCTGGCTTGCGGGGAGCCTGAACTGTAGCGAATAATGACGACACCTGAACCACCGGCTCCGCCAGTGCGAGCGTTAGGCGAAATCGCGTCGCTCCAAGCGCCACCGCCGCCACCGCCGCCTAAATTAGCAGACCCGGCGACGCCGTTCCCGTTGCGATTGCCAGCACCGCCACCGGAAGAGGCTGTCCCAGCGGTAGACCCCGACTTATTGCGAGCGCCGCCACCGCCGCCGCCGGCATAGCCCACGCTCGACCCTGAAAGCGAATTTGCAACGCCTATTCCGCCGGCCCCCGACGTTTTTGTCGCGTTGACACTCGCGGCTCCGAGGCCACCAGCCCCGCCACCGCCTGGGGAATAATCCGAGGTTTCCGTTTGCGCTGTACCATTGTACCCGTCACCCGTTGCGGACCCTGGAGCGTGATAACCAGAACCAGCATTAAATGATCCAGAGCCACCCGACCCGCCGTCGCCGCCGGCATTTCCGGAGCCGGCACTTTTGGAGCCTCTGCCACCTCCAATGCCGGTTATCGAGTTAAAAGTTGAGTTAGCGCCATTAGCGTCCGTGCTACCGCCCGCACCAATCACGACAGAAAACGACGTGCCTTGTGCCACTTCGCCGGAAGCACTCTTCAAATCTCCAGCGCCAGCGCCAGCGCCGCCTATTCCGTCACCGCCTGAGCTTCCCCCTCCACCGCCACCTGCAACGATCAGCCAGTCAATGCTGAGAATCGGGGTTCCGTCCGGCCAATTCCCCGCATTGTGCTGTTGGCCAGCCAGACCGTAAACACCAACCGCCGCCGATGTTGTTGGGGTAGTGGCTAACGGTCCAATGATCCCCGCATTCCGAGGCATTTAGCTGATTTCCTCATAGCTAACTATGAAGTCTACGTCGTTTGCTGCGCTACATTTTACGGCCAAAACGCTTGATTCTTCCATATAAATACTGGTGTCTTTGCTGATCACCACCAACGTCGCGTCGGCCGGCACGGTAATGGTCTTGGCCAAATGGTAGCCCGTAGAGCTGACCGTTGATCCAACAGCAGTCGTCGTCGATGGATGGTACGATACATCCACAGTGGCCGCGTTGGTGCCATCGACATTGGACGCACTGAGCATATTGATCTTGAACACCTTGCCCGAACTGGCGGGATTGAGCACCAAGCTCGTCAAATTGGTGTCTGCAAGAGCGTCGTAAAAAATCTTGCCCGTGATCGTGGAGACATTGACGATATTTGGCGCTGACATTTATTGCTCCTATCCAAAAACGATCGCCGCAGCGATTGCTTTTCCCATTGAGATCCCACCCGACGAGGTGCTTGCTATTGTGATGGCGCCAGCCCCGTTCGTTACACTGATCCCGGTTCCCGCCGTTATCGTAGCTTTTGCTAGTGTATTACCTGTCGTATTACCGATAAGTAGCTGCCCATTGGTGTAGGAGCCTTGACCTGTACCACCATCCGCGACCGCAAGGTCAGTGATGCCAGTGATGCTTCCGCCATCGATATCAACGGAGCCGTGCGCCTGGGTCGCCATGGACCCTAGGCCTAGGCTCGTCCTGGCAGTTGCCCCGGATTCGGCAACCCAGCCGCTGGCTGACCCGACAATAAAGTTTGAGTCCGAACTGGAGAGCCCGGCAAGCGCTGTCAAATCGGCATCGTAAGCCTGGACGTTTGAGCCAATGGAAAGCCCAAGGGAGGTTCTTGCCGTAGCCCCGTTTTCCGCCACCCACGCCGAACCGCTGCCGACAATGATATTGCCATCGGTTTTAGCTAACGCGGCGATCGCTGTGAGATCAGCACTGTACGCCTGGACGTTTGAGCCAATGGCTATTCCTAAATTGCTCCTGCTCGTCGCGGCGTTGGCTACGTCAGATAAATTGCTCGCCGAGACTAGAAACCCGCCGCCGCCGGAGAACGTCAAGGCGTTGACTGTGGTAGTCCCGGTGATCGTCAAGTCGCCTTGAACTTTAGCCGCCGTTGTCGAGAGTTGTAACGACGAGTTAGTTCCTAGGCCGCTCGACACGTTCCGCAAAGTGCCATCGACGCCAGCGCCGCCATTTGAGACCTGCGCGAGATCCCCGTAGGTTGATTTGATTGTTGTCCCGGTAAGTGCAGCCATTTTATTGCCCCCAAATCGTGGCTGATCCGCTCCACGTCACATCGACGTTTGTCGCGACGTAATCGCGCCCCTGGCGCCCACGACCGCCGAATACCAAGCGCGGAGCCGCGCCGTCGCGACCTTCGTCGCGGGTGAGCGAGCGTTCGTATTCGGCTTGCGCGGATTCGTAGGGCAGACCCTTGGCTTGCAAAAATCTCCAGACCAAGCCGGAGCCCATCACTTCTTCACTCAGCCGCCCCGTGTCGCTATCGGCAATCCAAGCACTTTGCGCTGTGCCGCCGGAACTCTGCGCCCAAGACGTGCTGACGTATTCATAAGCGATCGTATCGGTGGTTGTCGGTGTCGGGTAGATTAGCCGGGCGTTTCCGCGTATACGCCAATATTTGGTAACGGCAGCATCTATTTCCGATGCCTGCAACGCCTGCCATTGTTGAGGCGACACTGGCCCGGTCATCTCACGGCGTTGCGTGCGGTCGTACCAGACCATGTTCAATGCGTATCGAAAATCGGCCGGGAACGCATATGACGCCGTTCCCGCCGTCAACGCTTGGGTTTTTTCTAGGATTAAGGCTTGCCACTCGTAGCGCCGTGATAGTTCGCGCCCTTCTTTTTGGGCAAGCGCCAGCATCTGCGTAGCGGTGGGGTTGTTATTGTTAATAATGGTAGCCGGGATTTCAAACTCGCCAACCTCCTGGAGAGATTGCTGAATCATGGTTAGGAGGGACATTAGGCGCTCTCTCCTTGGCAGCAATCGCCAGTGGCGACGCATTTACAGTCAGCACATTGATAGTGACCGTGGACATAAATTTTGGGCTTATCACAGCCGCATTTGACGCAGACAGGGGAGCCCTCAGGCTCCCCCTCCGCAACAATACTAGAGACCATCGGTAACAAATGGCCGCTGCATTTCAACATCCGCGAGCCCCGTAGAAATCCCGGAAGCTCCTTTCATGCCGGTAATGTAGTCACCGGCCACGATAGCGTCATCGATGCTACCAGCGGTTGAAGTTAGGTAGCAGTTTGCGTTATCCGCGAACGAAGCAAGCACCTTAGCGCTTCCTTTGCCCGAGATCTGATACCAGGCATAAGTGTTCGCCACAGAGATACTCATAGCCACGGCAACCGGGCCAATGGCATTCGCTACGGCGAGCGTGGTGCTGTAATCATCGGCGTTGTAGACGACGACCGACCCCAAAACTGTGGAGGCGACACCCTGCAAGTATACAAATTCACCAGAACCAAGCGCCGCCGATGAATTATCAACGGCGGAAAGAATAGTTCCAAGCGGTAGCTTCTGCGTAGTTTCGAACGCATCAATCGCCTGAGCGATCACATGCGAGGCCCCCTGAGGGATAAAGTTGCTCATTTTGTGATCCTCCTGATTAGGCGCAAATTACGCCCTGTAGCGATGCGTTTGAAGAAACAAGGTTACCCGCCCACGCGACCGGAATAACTGATGCGTCTTGGTTAAATCCGTTGCGAGTCTCCAACGGAACAAAGTCGCGATCCGGGTGATAACGAAGCTTCATGTAGTCGGTGTTCAGGAAATACATCCTGGTTGCCGCACAATTTGCATCGAAAAACACATCGGAATTGAGGTATTTTAGGCTAGTGAAACCAGCCGCACCCTGCCCATCACTGGTGATGCGCTGAATGTTTTGCAGCGACTCCCAATAATAAGTGTAATAGGTGTTGCCAGCGACGATCATGTCGGTCGCGTCTGCGTTACGAACGCAATTCAGGTAAAGCGTGTTCATGGCCGTCTGAATAGTCGTGGACGACGCGGTGATGCCCAGCGCGGAGAAATCGTAGCTCTGGTTGCGCCAGAAACTAAAATTAGCCCGGTTGATACCGCCGTAAGTACCCGTTGTCGGGTCGTCTGCGACGGCTTTCTGTAGGCCATCGAGATCAGTAGAAGCCGCACCCGCTGAATAAAGTTGCGCGGCCAAAGTGTTGGCCATGCTTTT